GGCAACAGCTAATACTTAGAACAACAGAAAAGATATACTTAGACTACAACCCTTCAGACCCTTATTCTTGGATATATGAAAAGGTACACACTAGAGACGATTGCACATTCTTGCAATCTACATATCAAGCCAATCCATTCTTAGATGAAGATACTATTGCAGAGATTGAAAGATTAAAAGACATAGACCCAGACTATTGGCGTGTGTATGGATTAGGTGAGATAGGAACAGTACAGACAATGATATTCAGAAACTTTCAGCTTGTTGATGACGTACAAGGTCGTTTAGTTGGTTATGGATTAGATTTCGGCTTTACTAATTCACCAAGTGCTATGGTTGCTGTATATCAACGTGATGACAGTTTATACATTAAAGAGCTACTGTATGAAAAGAGGTTAACTAATACTGATTTAGCAAATAAAATAAAAGAACTAGGTGTTAGTAGGCAAGATGAAATAATTTGTGATAGTGCCGAACCGAAGTCAATTACCGAATTGTTTCGTTCAAATCTAAATGTAAAGGCAGCAAAAAAGGGAGCAGGAATACACTTAGGTATTGACATAATGCGTAGATACAAACTTAACATAACAAAAGATAGTTTAAATGCAATAAAAGAATTTAGAGGTTATAAATGGGCTACAGACAAAAATGGCGATGTATTAAATACCCCCGTAAAAGTAAATGACCACTTAGTAGATGCAGTACGTTATCTATGTTTAAACAAGCTATCAATTAATCATAGTGGCAAATATTATATATTGTAAAAAACAAATATTAACATTTTATATTTATTAGTAATGAAAGAGATTAAATTAGTAATACCTGATAATTGGAAAGATATAACTATTGGAACATATCAAGAATATGTCAAGATTCAGGAAGGCAAAGGGACAGATAAAACAAAGGTTGTAAAGAGTTTAGCGTTATTATGTAACACTACACCCACAATAGTTAAAAAAATGGCTTACACTGACTTATTGAGCATAATGGACATAATTAAAAAGATGATTGACACCGAACCTACAGAACAAGATTTTAAAAAGCTGTTTACATTTAAAGGTGAAGAATATGGATTTTGTCCAAACCTTAGTAAACTAACAACGGGTGAATATATAGATCTTGAAACATATTGTAAAGAACCTATAGAGAATTTACATATTATTATGTCAATACTTTATAGACGTGTTACAAACAAGGTTAATGACAGGTATGCTATAGAGGCTTATAATCCTGAAGAATTTAAAGAAGAATTATTTAGAGATTGTCCAATGAATATAGCATTAAGTAGCTTAGGTTTTTTTTTGACTTTAGGCGAAAGATTGGCCAAGATTTCGCACAGATTTTTGGAAGCTCAGCAAATGACACACCAAAAGGCGTAACAATGCAAAGTAAATGGGGTTGGTATAACACCTTGTATAGCTTGTCCAATTCAATCCTAGACATTGAAAAAATAACTAGGTTGCCAATACTAGAGGTACTAACATACTTGGCGTATAGTCAAGATTATAATAATAAACAACGTAACAACTATGATAACTTTTAGAAACGTAGTAGGGTATTTAGAAACAATAGCAACGAACCACCAAATGATAAGAAGTTTTCATTCAGGGTTGTTAGACGAAGTGGACATCAATAAACTTGGTGCTAAAGATTATACTATACTGTATGCAGAACCAGGAAGTGCCACAATTAATCAGGGTGTTATGACTTACTCTTTTACTATATACGTTATGGATATGATTAGTGATGCTATTGGTGATGCGCCAAATAAACAAAGATTAGGACGTGTAGATGCATATTCAGAAACATTACAAATGTTAAATGATGTCATTTCTGAATTTAAACAAAGTTTATCAACTAGCTCTTGGGTTGACGGTGAAGTGGTATTGCAGCTACCTATAACGTGTGAACCATTTACAGCCAGATTTAATAACTTACTTACAGGTTGGAGTGCAACAATTAATGTAAATGTAGATAATAAAAATAACCTTTGCATAGCACCAAATAATAAATTTTAATGGAGTTTAAAAATACCATACAAGCACTACAGAAACTTGGCAACAATGTTGTTAGAGAGGGAAAAGGTATTCTTAAAAGAAAAAAGAAAAATGCAAGTGGAACATTATCAAATGACTTTGATTATCTAGTTACTAAACAACAAGATTCTGTAACACTAGAGTTTGAATTTGGACGTGCTGAGGATTATTGGCAATTTGTAGATGAAGGTGTAAAAGGAGTAGGTGGTTTTAAAGGCTCAGGACGTGCAAGGGGACAGGGGAGTGATTTTAGATTTGGCAGTGGAAAATTTGCAGGAACTTGGAATAAATTTAAAAAGAATATTAAAGGTTGGATTAGAACTAAAGGTTTAAAAGGAAGGGACGCAAAAGGTAAATTTATATCAAATGATAGTTTTGCTTTTTTAATACAGCGTTCTATATTTCAAAGAGGATTAGAAAGAACACAATTTTTTAGCAAACCATTTACAGAACAATTAAACAAACAAACTGATAACATAACTGAAGCGTTCGCAGATGATTTAGAAGCAGCTTTAGAACAAATATAAATATATATGTCTACAAATAATTTAAGTATAGTACAACAGCCTATTGACTCTTCAGTTAAAACTCCTGTCATAACTAATTGGACACCCCTGTTAGGTTATATGATATATAAAAACGAAAATATAAATGCATTATTTTTTTATAAAATAAGATTAGAAGTTTATAGGGGGAGTGATTCATCAGGAACATTAATTGCTAGATTAAAGCAAAGAAGAAATGGTTACAGTGTTGATGTTGCAGCAGGAAGAGCAAGGGCGTTTTTTGACATTAAAGAAATAGTCAATAGTCAATTATCAAACACTTATTATGATCAAAACTTAACGGGACTACCTTTTAGCACAATACATAAAGTAGGCGCGAATGTTTACAATGACGTAGGTGACCCTGATGAATATTATATTTTTAGTGTTAGTGGTGAAAGACGTTATGGCTTACGCCAAGTAGATGAGTTTTATGTTACAGCATCTGATTGCTATTCAACAAGTGGTGCTTCTGCTGCAGTTTGTTATATGCCTGATACAGCGGTCGATGATTCAGCATATTACATGCAGGCATCATTGCCTTTACACCAACCGCGAGGTATTACAGCCTCATCAGACCCTGATGCAGGTTATACAATGGGTATAGCTTTTCAGAATTATTCTTTAAATGGTAGCACTAAATTATTTTTATCAGATAACCCGCTTCAGGACAATCTTTATGGTAGTGGCGGGGTAAAAGCTATTAATAAAATACATGACGGGGACTACCATACTTTAGCATTTTTAAATAATGAAGCTGTTTTTGACAGTAAACCCCATGCCTTTGTTATTAAATATTATAACCGAGACAATGTCAATCAGACCACATCTACAATAGAGAACAATGTAGATAACGGGGGATTTGACCCTACAATAACAACTAGTGCTGATACAACTAATGATAGAAAATTACTATACTTTGGCTGTGGTCCTGGAAATTTAGAGGCGTTTGTAAATTCGGACGGTAGTACAACGCATCAACCTTCTAATCCGTCAAATAATACTTGGGTGAGTTATACGGTTCAAGCAGTAGACGAATTTGACAATCCTGTTTCTCAGGAAGTTGTTTTTGTTAGGCAAAGTTTCCGCCGAAATTATTATGCTGAATGTACACGATACCCAAAAAGAAGATTAGCGTGGCGTAATAGTTTGGGGGGATATGATTATTTTAATTTTATATTGAAATCAACTGAAACTATTGATGTAGACAGAAATAAATATTCTAAAATGCTAGGAATTTTTGATAAATCTAGATTTTATTACTCTAGTTGGCAAACGGGTGATGCAGTTAGACAAACTACAGCAAGGAAAAAAGAAACTTTAAACACTAATTTTATTACTGAAGCTGAAGGTGTTTTAATAGAAAAGCTATTTATGTCTACTGATGTTTTTATATTAGAAAATTCCTCAGATCTTGACCCCACAAGACACACTGAAGCTGTAACAATTACTGATACTAGTTTTATTAAAAAGACGGTAGTAAATGATACACTTATACAATACTCACTAACTATAGAGTATTCTAACGAACTAAATACTAATTCGTAATGGACGTAAGATTATTAGCATATAGAAAAGTTATAATAGACACAGGCATTCCCACTAGTGATTTAATACCTTCAGGCTCAACTTCAACGGGATATTGTATACAATCATATATAACAAATTTTAATGGAACTCAACCTTGTGATATATTCTCTGTAGGAACAGAAATATATAATACTGCAGATGAACTTATTGGTACAGTTACTTGTTGCGACGATTGTAGTCTTTGCCCCGAGAATAATATTCAATATAGAATGCGAATTAATAAGGTAGCTAATAATGGTGCTTTAGCTTTTGGGGAGAATTTTAAAGTGGGAAGAATGAAAACGTTTAATTTAGACCTTCAAGACAACCCCACAATTCCCTTAAATTTTCAATTTACAGACACTAAAGAACCTGAAAAAAGAAAAGCAAGTTATTCGCAAACTTTTAAAATACCTTTTACAGACAATAACAATGCTTTTTTTGAAAGTTGGTATAATTTAAATATAGAAACTTTAAACTACAATACAAGAATGCAAGTGCCTGTTGTTTTATATCAAGGGGCAGCAGAACAGTTTGAAGGTGTTTTACAACTTAAATCAGTATACCTTAAAAAAGGACTATATGAAGTAAACTTAATTTCTAATAGTGCTAACCTGTTTACAAATGTGGGGAATAAAAGTGTTAGAGAAGCATTTCAATACACAGCAAACGATTGGAAATTTAAATATAACTATACAAATATAGGTTATTCTTGGGACGGCGGAACTGACTTGTTTACAAACACAAGTAATGTTTCATTTAGAGATACAAGTGTTAACGTGCAAAAAGTTATGTTGCCTATGTCTATTAACCTTCCAGGCTTTATTTATCCTGAGCCTGGCGTTTCAGACGGGCATATGAGAATGGACTCGGGTTCCATACAATCTATTCTTGACGTACAAGGTGTTGATTTTGACTTTACATATTTTACTGTTCCCATACATCAGTTTAAACCCGCAATACAACTCAAAAGTGTAGTAAAACAAATTATCTACAATAATGGCTTTACTTATGTTTCTAATTTTTTTGACTCAGATTACTTTGGTAAAATATTTATGACCACATGTAATCACACAGGTTTGCCACACGCTGAAGTAGTGCCTACGCCTGGAATGGTTGACGGACAAGCTATTGTTGGTTGGGCGTGGGACCCGACATGGACATTCCCCTCAAATGGTTGGGGAAGTCAAGAATTATCTAGCTCCGCAGATTTTGATTGTCCTGACGGCGGTAGCTCTTATAGGACAATGTTTTTTAATCAATTCGCTCCTATGAACTCGGGTGACGAATGGCCACAAAATGTTACAGGAACATTCTATGGTGGTGATGCGTTTAGAAAAACAGATTATAATATGACTGCTATTCGGGTTACAAGTATGGTGCGTTTAGAGAATTTTGAGGGTTGTTACACAAGTAACTATTGCGAGTTGGGTTACAGGGTTCAATGTAGACCGCAGCCAAGTGGTCCTTATGACGATACAAAAACTTGGTACTCTGGTGCGATTGGCAAAGATATGACGGGTGGTCCTGGTTATTGGAATGTTCCTTTTAGTGATACTCTTTCGTTAGAGCAAGTACCTGTTAATTGGTATGCTAGAGTACAAGTGAGGGTTGTGAGAATTAAAAAATATGACTCAAATCTTAATGCTCGGATTTATTGGGGTAATCAAGATATGTTTGGTATTACTAATATGCGTTCAAAACTAGAGGTGGTTTGGACAGGTTTTTTTGGAAATGTTTATGGTAAAACAGTTGATACAATTGCGGGTATAGACCCTTCATTAAAACAAAAGGATTTATTAAAAGATATTATTCAAAGATTTAACTTAGTTGTTGTCCCTGATAGATCAGACCCTACACGACTTTTTATAGAACCTTACGATACTTTTATGGCAGGTGGGGAAGTAAGAAATTGGACTGATAAATTAGACACATCAAAAGAGATAACAATTAAAGATACTTTGTCAATGCAGAAGGCTAGTGTTGAATTATCAGATGCAGAAGATGAAGATTTAAAAAACAAAAGTATAAAAGATTTTTTACCGTCTATAAATGTTTTTGGTAATTATAAAATGAACAACTCTAGTAATCAATTTGCTAGGGGTGAACAAACATACAAATCGATATTTTCACCTTATATAAATACAGAGGTTTTTAGTAGTAATTCAGGTGCGCCTACAGCAATCCCTAGAATGGTTGTTCAATATGAAACTAGCTATGACCAAATAGACCCTTCTACTTTTGTAGATATACCGTCACCCAAAACTAAACCCAAACTTTTTTATTATAGTGGTAAAAAAACAAATGTTTTTGAGGACCCCGCGCAACAGTATTGGTTACACGAACTTAACCCGCCTGAAGGAGTTGGCGAATCAGGACTTATTGCGCACGGATTTACAGATTATCCATTATGCACTCCTTTTAACTTAGAAGTTGAAGATGAAGCTGAAGGGGTGATAACGGAATCAACTCTATCATTGTATTGGGATAGGGTGCCGCCAGATTTAGCGGGAACACCTATGTTCACTTATCCAGGCTATCAACCTTTGATTAGAAAAAGTTTATTTTACACGTATTGGGCGAGGTTTAACAACAGGATTTATAATCCCGATACAAAGATTGTAGAGTGCTTCTTAAATCTTAGTCCTGTAGATATATTTCAATTTAATTTTAATGATGAAATATTTATTAAAGATCAATACTACCAAGTATTAGAAATAAAAAACTATCAAGTAGGGGCAAAAGCAAGTACAAAGGTAAAAATGATGACAATAATGGACGAAGCCACAGAGGTTTGTTTAGATTGTGATTTTGTTATTGGAACTGTTTATGATGATGATACACCTGGTAATACTTTTGGAAATCGTTATGTTTGGTGTCCTGCAGAAGATGCTAATTGCACGCCTTCCCTTGAAACAGACGTACAGGCTTCAATAGACGGAACATTTTTAATAGGAACACAAACTAGCAGGGAGTGCTGTGAGTGTAATGGTGGTATGTTTGTTGAAGTAGACCCTGCTTTTGTGGGTGGTGGTTTTACTCCATTTAGTCAATGGCAAGACGGAAATGGGTATTGTATACCTAATGCAAATAGTTTGCCTATAGATTTAAGTCAAATTTATCGAGCAAGAAATTTTATGAAAGAGGGTAACACTAAGCGTTACATTCAAGGTGTTCTTGGTGGTTACAGCAAAAGTTTATCTACAGGAACAAATAGAGATAAATATTCATATAATATTCTTCCTGAATTTGGTGATGATATAAAAATACAATACAGCAGTAAATTTTCAAGTAATTTAGCGCCAATCACGGGCGAAAGTCACAGGTTAGTATTATTAGGTAAAACAACAGGAACAACTAAGGGTTACGCGTATATTAATGGATTTTACTACAGTGAACCTTTATATATACCTTTTAATTCTATTGTAAATATAAGAGTAAAAGGAATATCCACTGTTATAGGTGGTACAAGCACAACATACCCTATAGGCTCAACAGAAGCGTTTGCATATTACACGGCGTTTAAAAATGAAGGTGATGATACACATACTGTAACACAATTAGGTACAGTTAACGGGACATCAGAATATGGTTTATTAGAAAGCGGAAAAGCCTCAACCTGTACATTAGAAATTGATTCAGGTGACGATACATCTATAAGGTTTGGAATAAAAGATGCTGACGCTGACGCTATAAGGTTATGGCAACTAACAGTAGATTATGATGTTAATATAGTACACAATATGGCAGAAGGAATAGGTATTAATTTTGCGGAATATGAAAATGCTGACCGTATTCTTTTTGAAAATGAAGATGAATTAATATGGAATTAAAAAAATATATAGAAAATACAAGCAAGTTAATTATACCTAGTATAGACCACTTGCAATTAGTAGAATATAAAGACAAGGAATTAGATTTTGCTTATGGCTTAGAAGAATACCATTCAAGCATACGCAGAATGTTTAAACAATTAACAAGAATAATATTTAGATAATATGTCACAGACAAAAACAGTAAAATTACAAATAGACGCAGAAGATGCAATAAAAAGGCTAGAAGCTGTTGAAGCTGAATTAGGCGATATAAAAAAATCCTCTGAAAAAACACAATCCGCAGTTACTAAATTGGCTCGAGGGTTTTCGGGTATGGGTATAGCAATAAAAGCCTTAGGTATAGGTTTAGTGATGAAAGCGTTTGATAAATTATCTGAGGCATTAATGAAAAATGAAGTGGTTGCTGACACTGTAGAAAGTGTTTTTAATTCTATTGGTGTTGTTTTTAAACTACTTACAGATGTGATAGTTAACACATATAATTCGGTTTCTAAAGCTACAGAAAATTTTGATGCTTTAGGTAGGGTTGCTAAAAATGTATTAGACATTGCAATCACCCCTTTAAAATTGGGTTTTCAATCTATAAAGCTAGGAATACAATCTGCTATGTTAGCTTGGGAAAAATCTTTCTTAGGTGGTAAAGGTAAAGACGTTGAAAGAATAAAAGAATTACAACTTAATATAGAAGCAACTAAACAATCTATAAAAGACACAGCTACAGAAGCATTAAATAGCGGAAAAGAAATAGTCAGCGATTTTGGTGAAGCGGTTGGTGAAATAACAAACATTTCTACAGTAGTAGCAGACGAATTTAAAAAAACCTTTGAAGGTGTAACAATAAATTCAATTATAGAACAAGGCAAAGCAATAACAGCAACAAAAAAGAACTATGAACTTTTAGGATTACAGCAACAAAGGTTAATTGAACAATATGATAGAGAGGCTGAAGTTTTAAGACAGCAAAGAGATGATACAACATTAACTATAGATGAAAGGATTCAAGCGAATGAAAAACTTGCTGATGTGTTATTAGAACAAAATCAAGCTGAACAAGATGCTATTGATGCACAAATAGAATCTTTAAATAATCGTATAAAATTAGAAGGGGATAGTCAAGAGATAAGAAATGAGATATTTGCATTAGAAACTGAAAAACTTGCTGTACAAGCAAAAGTAACAGGTTTTCAATCAGAACAATTACTTAACCAAAACGCTTTATTAGAAGAACAAGCTACAATATTAGAACAACAAGATGCTGAAAGACAAACTAGAGTAGAATTAGAACAAGCAGCAGCAGAATTAAATTTAGAATTTGATAAGAGCATAAGTGACGCAAGATTAAAAATTCTAGTTGATGAGGGCAAAAAAGCACTAGCAATAGAAAGAGCTAAAATTGCAGCAGATAAGGCTTTAAGAGTAGGCGCGGCTAAAGATATTCTTAATTCCGTTGCTCAATTAGCAGGTGAAGGAACAGCAGCAGCAAAAGCAGCAGCATTAGCAGGTATTTTAATAGATACTGCAAAAGGTGTTTCAGGTGCTATAGCTGCAGGTGCAGGATTACCATTCCCTTTAAACTTAGGTGCAATAGCAACAGGGGTAGCATCTGTATTAGCGGGTATTGTAAATGCTAAAGCTGTACTTGCAAAAGTACCAGGTGGTGGTGGTGGTGGTGGTGATACCAATGTGAGTGTGCCGACAGATAGCGGTGGTGGTTCTGCTCCTAGCGCACCCGCAAGTGGTGTTGGTCCTCAAGTGCCAAATATTCAATCAATAGGTAGTAATGTTGCAGGTGAAGAATTTGGTGGTGCTACACAAGCATACGTTGTAGAAAGTGATATTTCAGATGCTCAAGCATTACAACAAGAATTAGAATTACAAGCAACATTGTAAACAAAATAGACAACTTTATATTTATAAGTGTTATGAAGAAAAAGAAAAAACTAATTGAATTAATCATAGATGAAACTGCAGACCACTTTGGCGTAGATGCGATTTCCGTTGTTAAATTCCCTGCCATTGAAGAAAATTTTGTATTCTTTAATAATGACTTTTTAAGTCTAGCAAAAGCAGATGAAGAAAAGAAACAATTAATCGGTGCAATATTAATACCCGAAAAACGTATTCCCCGCCTTGATAAGGAAACTAACGAGGAGTATGACGTTTACTTTACTAAAGAAACTATTAAACAAGCACAGAAGCTATTTATGGCTAGTTTAAACAACAATAATCATACTTTAGAACATAAAGAGCCAATACAGGGTTTAACTGTCGTAGAATCGTGGATTAAGGAAGATAAGAAATTTGATAAATCTAATATGTATGGATTTAACAATTTGCCTGTAGGTACTTGGTTTGTTCAAGTATCAGCAGAAAACAATCCTGAAATTTGGGAAGCTATAAAGAATAAAGAGGTTCGTGGGTTCAGCATAGAAGGCTACTTTACGGACAAACTAATTGAAGCTTCTAAGAAAGTAGATATATTGGACGAAGTTTGTGAAGATTGTCCTGATGAGGTAACAATGAGCAGAATTAAAGACGTTATTCTACAAAACGAACTACAGCCTGTAGGTGCTTTAGACGGTGAACCATTATTTAGAACAAAAGAAGAAGCTGAACTATATGCTGAAATGTTTAAAGGTTGTTCAGGTAGCCATGCTCATAGCGTAGACGGTGTTAGAGTATTTATGCCATGCGCAGATCATTCATCAGCTACTATGCGTGAAGAACACGCTGAAACAGGACGAAAGAAACGCAAGAAAAAATACAAGATGCTAGAATATATTGCTTATGCTAAACGTAAAGCAATGCTTAAATATTCTTGGGACGAATGTATGCGTGACCAAATGAAGCAATACGGCAATAAAGAAACTGCTGCAAAAGTATGTGCCACAATTAAATTCAAGTAAAAAAACGCTAAAGAAATAAACAATTTAAACTACTTTATATTTATTAATGTTATGAGTACACTAGAAAAAATTTTAAATATCTTAAAAATGAAAAATGAACCTAAATCTTATAGCGTAAAAATGTACGCTGAAATGAAATTAGAGGACGGTCGTATTCTTGCTACAGAAGATGAGCAGTTTATGATTGGCTCTAAAGTCTTTGCTGTCGGTGATGACGGCGAGGCAACTCCATTAGAAGCGGGAAGCTACACTATGGAAAATGGTAATAAAATGACAATCGGTGATTCTTCTGAAATCCTAGACTTAGGCGAAGAAAAGGAAGCTGAAGATGTTGAAGCATCTGAAGAAGAACTTTCTGAAGAAGTAGAATCTACAGAAGAAGAACTTGCTGAAGAAGCTGATGTTGCTGATTGGAAAGGAATGGAAAAAAGAATTAAGAATCTTGAAGATGCTATTGCAGACCTTAAAGCAGACAAAGTAGAAGCATCTGCTGAGGAAGAATTATCAGCTGAAGATTTAAGAGAGCCTATTGAAGAAGAAGATAAAACAGAAATGTCAAACGAAGTTATAGGTGAACTTATGACTCAAATAGAAGAATTAAAAAGTAAAATAGTAGAACTAAGCGGTGAACCTGCAACAGAAGGTATTGAATACAATCCTGAAGGCAGAAATTTTAATTCTACTATTGATTTAAAGAAACTGTCTACTAAAGAACGGGCAGCATATTACATTAATAATAAATAAAAAATAAAAAAAATGGCAAATAAATATAATTTAAGCAAAGAATATCAGTTTGATATAGATGTGGCTGCCGACAACTATGTTGGTAAGTTGGCATTGCCCTATGTAACTGCTGCGGTAAAAAGTCCTGACACAGTTGCTAAAGGATATGTAAGACAAATAGACGGTCTTAGAAAAGCTGCAAACATTACAGGGTTATCTTTAAACGATCCAGTTAAGGCTGCAGTATGCGACTTTGATGATAACGACATATCACTTGACCAAACTTTACAAACTCTAACTCTAACGGATTTAGAAGTAAATCAAGAAGTATGTCGTGGAACAATCTTTCCTACATACTTGGGTGAAAATATGACTAGAAATGGTGATATAGCACAGCCTTTCGGAGATTTCTTATTATCGACTGTTGCTGCAAAGGCGGGTGAGTCAATAGAAAACGGAATTTGGCTTGCAGATACAGGTGGTGTATATGGGGCAGGATTCTTATCAAATGACGGTGTATTTGATCAAGCAGGATTAGACGCTTCTGCTTGTGCTGGTTTTGTGGAAGCAACTATTTCTGGAATTACAAGCTCAAATGCAGTAGACCAATTTGGAGCCGTTTATACGGCGGCAATCACTGGTGACGCAGTTATTACTGCTGGGTGTCCTGGAATTTTAAATAAGCCAGACTTGGCATTTTATGTAAACTTGAAAACATACGGATTATACATTCAACAATTAGCAGGTTCTGGAAACGGTCAAGGTATAAACAGTTTAGGTTCTAATCAAGCGATTACAGGTGCTACTTATTTAGGTATCCCAATAAATGTTTGTCCTGGAATGCCTAATGATTGTATTGTTTTAACATACAGAGATAACCTTGTATATGGAACTAACCTTGCTACTGACTGGAATGAATGCCGATTGATTCCTACATACAAATACGACGGTTCTGATAACGTTAGAGTTGTGATGAATTTCGCGATTGGCGTACAGACTGCAGTTGCAGGTGACGGTGTTGTAGGTGCAACATTTGTCTAAATAATACTTTAAATGGGGAGTTGTAATATACTCCCCTTTTATTTAACTTTTTAATAATAATAATATGGCTTGTGATATAACAAGAGGACGTTTAATAGATTGTAAAGACAGTATAGGTGGTTTAAAAGCTATTTATATTTGCAAAACATACAACAATAATATTGAGGCAGTAGCTACTATTGTAAACACTGAAATGACAGCAGGGGGTTTTGCAACGTGGTCTGGTGCTGAAAGTAGTATTAGCACTATATATAAATATGATTTAGTGCCAAACTTATCTAGTATGACTGTGAATATACAATCAGACAATGCTAATGGAACTGCTTTTTTTAACCAGACATTATCTGTAACATTACAAAAGATTGATCACGATATGACTAATGAACTTAGATTAATGGCATATTCAAGGGCGCAAATTTTTGTGCAAGATGAAAATGACCATGTATTTTTATTAGGTTTAAATAATGGCTGTCACGTTACAGGCGGAACCGTTGTAACAGGTGCTGCAAAAGGTGATTTAACAGGATATACAATAGAATGGGGTGCAGAAGAAAATGATGCACTTATTCAAATTGAACCAGGAACAGATAAAACTGATGACAAATATCCGTTTGATGAATTATCTGATTCTGCAGCATTAAATATTGTTGAAGGAACATCTTAATCGTTACTCAATATAAAAAAAGAAAAGGGGTTTTTTGCCCCTTTTTTTGTACACTAAAAAACAATATCTTATTTTTTATATTTATAATAAAATACTATGACTTGGAAAATTAGAAAAGAGTTTGAAGGAAAGACTGTTAATAAAATTAACAAACCTTTAAACCAATTAACACAAAAGCAAATACAAAATTTAAATGAATCTTTAAGGGATACTATTTTTGTAAAAGAAATTAAAAAGAAAAAAGATGTTTCAAGCAAAATATAATCCAGCGGCACCTTCAACACCATTTCAAAGTACATTCTATGTTAATACGTATGATAAATACGAAAACAGAGATAATATACAATACAAACCTATAATCACTTTTACTAGTCAAATGACAGGAAACTCAGCAAGCCTCGTTCCAATTCTTTATAGCTATACTAATAAAGATAGATATGTGAAAATAGATATTGCAATTGCAACTATAGGTTCAGGGGGTTCAGGTTTTGTAAATTTAGGGAATACAGATTTCCCAACTGGTTTTTATGATATGACAATAAGGGAAAACACTACAAATGGTTTGCCTTCAGCTGCATCAATTGCCACTAGACCTATTGTATTTACGGGTTTAATGAATTTAATAGCTGGAAATAATTCTGGTGGTGAAACACCTTCTGTAATTTATACTGAATACACAACTAATGATTCAGACACAGAATCAGTATATATAACGAACGATTAACTATGAAATTAGATTTAATAAAATTATCACATTACAATATACCGCACCTAGTAGAGGACTCAAGAAATGATTGGGTGTCTTTTGGTGAGGACAATTTATACCCCAACTACTTATTAGATTTATTCTTAGGTAGTGCTATTAATGGTGCTTTAATTAAGTCTATAGGCGCTATGATATATGGTGAGGGATTGGCTGCTACAAATGCAGATGAAAGCACAGAAACAAAAGAATCATATTTACGATTAACAGAACTATTGCATAATTCAGATGACGATGTGCTAAAAGACCTGGCAATGGACTTAAAACTATTTGGTGGTTGTTACGTTAATGTGATATGGTCTAGGGATCGTAGCAAGATTGCTAAAATGAAACACGTACCTGCTCAATATATACGTTCAGGTAAAATGATTGACGGTGAAATAGATACATATTATTATAGTGCTAATTGGGCAAAATGTAAAAAAGCTGAATACAAACCTCGTGCTTATGCAGCATTTAATACTGACGATAGAACACAAGCAAGTCAAATCTTAATGATTAGAGATAAAAATCCTGCTTTATTTTATGGCTTTGCACCTGATTATGTAGCTGCTACAGATTGGATTCAAATGGAGTTAGAAATAGCACAGTTTCACCTATCTAATATAACGTCAGGAATGACTCCTAGTATGCACGTTGGTTTTTCTAACGGTGTACCTACAGATGAGGAACGTAGAACTATAGAAAGACAACTAAATGCTAAATTTGCAGGTAGTGGAAATGCAGGAAAGATTCTTATTACTTTTAATGACGGAAAAGAAACAGCACCTATTATAGAACCTATCCAAATGAATGATGCACAAAGTGCGTGGGAAGGTATGTCAAAACAGGCTGTAAACCAAATATTGGCGGGGCATAGAGTTACGTCACCAATATTATTTGGTATTAGAGCAGAGGGTGGTGGACTTGGAAATAATGCAGACGAATTACGTGATGCGTTTAGTTTATTTACAAATACTGTGGTTATTCCATTCCAAAACACGCTTTTAAAGGGTTTAGAGAAGATTTTTAGAGTTAATGATATACATCTTGATTTATACTTTAAATCGCTTAAACCTGCTGATTTCATTGATTTAGAAGTTACTAAGACACAAAGCGAGGAAGATCAAGAGAAAGAAGGTGTCACAAAAGAGGAAATTAATACAAACGAATTAAAGCAAGAATTTAAAGACCTTAAAGATATAGACACAAAGCCAACGCAAGGAATGATTGACGAAGCTATAAAGGGTTTAGAATGGCGTAGAGAATACGGGCGTGGTGGCACTCAAGTTGCAGTTGCTAGAGCCACAAATATTAAGAACGGTGACAATCTTAGTTTTGACACTATTTCACGTATGAATAGTTTTTTCGCTAGACACGAAGTAGATAAAAAAGCAGAAGGTTTTTATCCTGGCGAAGAAGGTTATCCGTCAGCAGGACGAATCGCCTGGAGTTTATGGGGCGGAGATTCGGGACAATCTTGGGCAAAAAAAAAAGTTAAAGAAATAAAAGGTGTTAGAGCAGACCTTAGTGATGATGAATTTGATAATTTATTTGATGCTTTAGAGGGTGAACAAATAGATTTAAACAAATGGGAAGTTGTAGATGAGCAAGATTATGTAGAGGACTATGATGATTGGGCAGATAGCTTTATAGAGCCTAAAGACATAAAAGATAAATTTGCAGACGAAATAGTCAGCAAAGAGGACAAATTTAGTTACTTAGATAAATCATATTATAGGGTTAGATTTAAGTACATTAAAAAGAGTAGAAAGCCAAGCAAATCTACGAGAACATTTTGCAAAAATATGATGCGTTTAAGCAAGGCGGGTTTTGTGTATAGAATTGAAGATATTGATGCAGCTAGTAGGGCAGGAGTCAATAAGCAATTAGGACATAAAGGACGTCCTTACGATTTATTTCGTTTTAAAGGCGGGGTATATTGTCGGCACGCCTGGAAGGTGATTCTATATAGATTAAAAGAAGGCACAGAATTAAAAGAAGGTCAAAGTATGGACGATTATAAAAAGACGGACAGTATACCTAAA